ACGAGTTCAATCTTATCGCTATTAACTATACGTTTCGTAAAAGGACCATGTGTTCCATCCATGCATTTCATACACATAGCTGACAATTTGAAAACTTTATCGGCGAGAGGTATACAGTCTAAAATTTCACCTATTTTGCACTGTTTATAATCACCGTCTAAACCCGTCAATAGTATAGTTTTACCGTTTCCGATCGCCTTTTTGACAAAAACTTTTAGACCAATAAAAAACTGCGCTTCGTCTATAGCTATTACATCCACTTTTTCATAATTAAGTTGTGTCAAGTCATTCGTTTTTACACAATTGAATTTAATGTTATCATGTGTTCGTAATACATGTTCCAAACACCGTGTATCTTTGCTTGAGTTTATGACAAGAATATTTTTACCTATAACCTGGTACCTTTTTAAACGCCTAACGAGTTCTGACGTTTTACCAGAAAACATATTTCCCATTATAATCTTGAGACTCATTTACAAACAAACGTGTTATGTTTTTATACTAATTTATTTTAATGAGATAAAGAAATAGGTATATATTTAATAAAATGCCTACAGAAGAAACACTTCAAATTAAAAGATTAACACTTGACGCGACTTTACCAACACGCGCATCACCGGGATCAGTTGGTTACGATTTATATAGTTTACACGATACAGTTATTCAACCTGGTTCTCGGGACATTGTGAGTACGGGTATATGTGCGACAATTCCATTGGGATGCTACGGTAGAATTGCACCACGTTCGGGTTTAACTGTACGTTACGGTATTCATGTAGGTGCCGGTGTTATTGACCCTGATTATACGGGTGAATTAAAAGTCTGCCTATTTAATCTCGGATCTGTTCCGTTCGAAATTAAATCGGGGGAGAGAATTGCTCAGTTAATTTTAGAAAAGTGTTTAACACCCCTTATTCAAGAAGTGACTGATTTACAAAAGACTATGCGTGCTAACAGAGGATTTGGTTCCTCTGGTGAATTATAAAATTTAATAATTGTTTAGTTTCCGAATGCAACACCACCCATACCATTCTTAATTCTGAGAATGTTATAGTTGACTGCATACGCGCGAATAAAGTCTATATTGGATGTTGCTGGGGGCTTGGAAATTGTTATTTTAGCACTATCTATGCGCGAAAAGTTTAATGTACCTGTTGGTTGTGATTTATCTATAGTGAGTGCGAATGGCCATGTCGCAATTGGTTCGTCTTTTGCCCCTGGTGGGAAGTACGAACAATGTCTGGTTGGAACAACGTTACGGTGATATTCGAGAGACATGTCTTCGAAGAGTGGTGTACCGTTAATAAACATGGACGCACTACCTCCTGAACCGAATGTATAGCCCGCGGATGTACCAAACGCGGCAATGTGTACGGCCTTAACGGGGTGGTTAAAGTACGTAAGATCGATGGTTTGTTCATCACCAGTCATTGGTTGGAATTGTGTTTGCGTGATAAGTATCTCATGTTCTGTTTTAGCAAAGAATTCGCGCTCTTCTGTGTCGAGGAAGATGTATGAACCATATACCTTTGGTGTAGACCCTGGTGTAAATGTACCGTTTCTACACTTGATTCTGATTTCAACTTGGTGGTATTGGAGACCGACGAGGGGTAAAGATTTGGTCCAATCTTCACTGAAGAAGAATGGGATAACGTACGAATGGTCCGATGAGTTATCACCTTTAACGTCGCAACTGGCCCACGCAGAAGCTTTAGCTTCTGTAGTGTTATAAAGAGCGGCGTGTGCAGTATTGATGAATCCTGAATCTATCTTGGAAACTTCTTGACCACCTACCCAAAGTGAAAATTCGGTTGGTGAAGTTATATCGTTGTAATTATATATACTTCCAGCATCATCCTTATGGTTAATGTTTGTACCTTCAATCCATATATAGCTTAAGAGATCCCCTTTGGATTTAATTGGGATAGAAACTTCGTTTCCCGAACCAAACGTACCGATATAATCGAGGCGTTCTGGTTTAATTGCGAAGTTGGTGTGACGTTTATAGTTTTGTCTGAAGAACGAGACTTGTGGGTCGCCTGTGATGTACACATCTTGGGCACCGACCGATACGAGGTCAATCAAAGCAGCTGACATATTTTACTAATATAGTATATTAAAAAAATTGAGCATAAACGTATTAAGAGACATGGTTGTTTTTCAAGCCCTCACATGGGAAACTGAAGATAAACACGCACAGCATTTGATACATATTTTTGGAAAAACACAAGACGGTAAATCTGTATGTGTTACGACAGAATTTTCACCTTATTTTTTCATAAAACTCCCTACTGGTGATTATAGTACACACGCCGAACTATATTATGAGAGTATTATGAAACGGTGTCCTGGTTTAATAATGAATTATGAGATACAGTCGTCTATGGATGTATGGGGATTTCAAGATAATAAAAAGTTCTATTTTATGAAACTTACTTTTGAAACACTAGCACATCGCCGTAAAGTTGGCTACGCTCTTAAAGAATCGTTGAGGATATATGAAGAACCACAACCAAGAGTATACGGTGAACCGTACGATATACCGGAACCCCAATTTGTAAAATTGAAACTTTACGAGTCCAATTTGGAACCGGTCCTGAGGTTAATGCATATAACTGGTATCCAATCGACTGGGTGGTTGGATTCTGGTGATGAATGCACACCGACAAATTACTCAAATACAGAGTTGGATTTAATGTGTTACGATTGGAGAAATCTAAAACCTGTTAATAAACCCGAAACTGCACCATTTGTTGTAGCTTCTATTGATATCGAGTGTAATAGCTCTACTGGTAAATTTCCTAGTGCGGATATATACGGCGATTGTTGTTTCCAAATTGCCGTGTCGTTATGTTCATTCGGTACTGATATACCTTACGATAAGACGTGTTTCTGTTATAAGAAAACAGACCCTGACCTGGAAGGATGTACTATTCTAAGCTACGATTCAGAAAGGGGAATGCTTGAAGCATTAAGTGAATACATGGTAAAAATGGACATTGATATTATTACCGGATGGAACATATTCGGATTTGATATGGAATATATAATGACGCGTGCAAAAATGGTCGGGTGTTCCAAAAACTTTTTTGAAATGAGTAAACTTAAGGGGTATAAATGTGAAATGAAAATTAAGAAGTTATCTTCTAGTGCACTTGGTGATAATGAACTCAAACTCTTACCAATACCTGGACGTTTTATATTTGATTTATTTCATGAAGTTAAGAAGGGCTATAAACTTGATTCGTATAAACTTGATAACGTTTCTAAATTATACCTAGGTGATCAGAAAATAGATATGTCACCTAGGGAGATGTTTGCGCGTTTTAAGGAAGAAGACCCTGTAAAATTACGTGAAGTAGCAGAGTATTGTATTAAGGATACACTTCTTCCACACAGATTACTCTCTAAACTTTGTATACTTATTAACCTTCTAGAGATGGCAAAGGCAACGTGGGTACCGTTATGTTACCTTGTAGAAAGAGGTCAACAAATTAAAGTGTTTAGTCAGTTAACGAAAAAGGCACGCGAAATGAATTATATAGTTCCTACTATTCAATGGGGTGAGGGGTTGGTAGATGGATACGAAGGAGCAACTGTACTCGAAGCACAAAAAGGTGCATACTATACACCGATAACCGCTTTGGATTTCGAGGCGTTATATCCATCTATAATGGTCGCACATAACTTATGTTATTCAACCATGATTATGGACCCCGTTTATGAAAATAAAAGATTATACCCAGATTTAGAGATCGAAACGTTTGGTAATTATAAATTCGTACAAAATGTACCGAGTCTTGTACCGAGTATCTTAACAGAACTTAAACAGTTTAGAAAACAGGCTAAGAAAGACATGGCCAAATCATCAGGATCTTTAAAAGAAATGTACAACGGTAAACAATTGGCGTATAAGATATCAATGAACTCTGTATATGGTTTCACGGGTGCATCAAAAGGTATGTTACCGTGTGTACCCATAGCATCAACAACAACAATGAAAGGGCGCATGATGATAGAGGATACTAAGAATTACGTCGAAAAACATTACCCGGGTGCAAAGGTAAGGTATGGTGATACCGATAGTGTAATGGTTGAATTTGACGTCGGTGAACGTAAAGGTGAAGATGCTATTAAATATAGTTGGGAACTTGGTGAACGCGCAGCGGAGGAGTGTACAAAACTTTTTAAGAAACCAAATAATCTCGAACTCGAAAAGGTATATTATCCGTACTTTTTGTATTCTAAAAAACGATACGCGGCAAAATTATGGACAAAGGGTAAAGACGATAAGATGAATATGGAATATATAGACGTAAAAGGTCTTCAACTTGTTAGACGTGATAATACACCATACATGCGCGAAGTTTGTAAAGAATTACTTGATGTTATTTTGGAAAGTAGTGATACAGCTGCACCAAAAGCACTCGCTTTACAACGTGCCGTAGAATTACTAGAAGGTGATGTTCCTAATGATAAATTAATTCTTTCTCAACAACTTGGAGACTCGTACAAATCTCAAAATTTACCACACGTACAAGTTCGTAACAAAATGCGTGATAGACAACCCGGTTCTGAACCACAATCCGGTGACCGTGTACCTTTTATTTTATGTAAAACATGGGATCCTCGTGCAAAAGCGTATGAAAAGGCGGAAGATCCAAAATATGCAGCGGAAAAAAAGTTGGATATAGATTATCCATACTATTTTCTTAATAAATTTCTCAATCCTGTGTGTGACTTGATTGAACCGTTATTTGATGATCCTAAAGAAGAAATATTCGGAGAACTCATAACGGGCTCTAAACCAGAAAAACGTAGTAAATTGTGCGATTATGATCCAAAACAGAAACGTATATCTGATATATTTAAACTTAAAAAATAGAACATATTATAAAACAGGAGAGTATGATTGAATGTATTTTTTCAGAAACATATACAATTTATGAAAAAAATTTAAATCAACTTGAAAAACATAAACTAATCAAATTATATCGCGCGTTATCTATCAGATACAACAAGCCATTTTCTGAAATTTCTAAAAACTGTAAAATCGTAAACATAGAAGAAGATATTGATATACCAAAAACCCTGAATGAACGTGATTATGATAATAAAGAATATTCGGATCTATTAACATGCATGTTAGAACATACGTTCAAAAGAATTGATAAAGTAATCATTCAATCCCTTGAACGCGTGTGTAAAGAAAATATTGGTTTGATTGTCTTAAAAAATAACCTGGATTTGATTCAAGATACTCATAAAAAGTCGCAAACAAACGGATATTTATGCCTTGGTATTAATAGTAAAGGTACCGTATGTTGTCAAAGAGCTGTAAGAACTGTAGGTAAGTTCCAATTTTGCAAAAAATGCGCAAAAAATGCAACTATAGAAGATGTACCTATTCGAACATATCACGGGAATATTTATTCCAATTCTGATAAATCACACAGTGACAATTCTGACGATGACGATAATCCGTTTCCGTGTAATACACATTTTAACAAAGTTACTTAAAGTTATGCATATTCTAATAGATAAGATGAATAGATCAAATGTATTATTAACGTCTATAAATGAATTCTATGGAATACACGAAAACCGTGACATTTTGACACAGATATTAAATAAATCCGGTGGTATTTCATTAAGAAATTTAGAATGGTTTATTACAAATTATTCAAAAAAAAATAATTTAACTTATAAGACGTGTGATGGTAAATTGTTTAGCGTTCACGTCGCGTATAAATCGAGTTTAGATGGTTATAGTAAAAAGTTATTTGATCCATTTTGTAGAGCGGATAAAATTACATATAACATACCTGGTACATCTAGTGAAATTCATACAACTGTTGCTCAGTTAAATTTCATTAGATGGTGCATAAAAAACAATATAATTGATTATATAAAAGATCACAAGATGCAATTATTTAATAAGCGCGTACCATGAAACCATTTTCGAATGAAAGTGTTTGATAACCAACATAATACATGTTAAGCGTATAATCACTTGTTAAACCATTTACCATTTTTACATCTAGAACAGTTTTATTAGATTTTAATTGACTAAAATCCAGGCTTCCCGATGGTTCCACATTAATCGGATTCATCGAGAATGCATACGTGTATATATTTCTAAATGGCCTTGATAATCGGTTTGATAAAGGTACGGTATACTTGTAATATTTATGATCACTATCTTGAAAACCGGGTACATCTTCACCATTTATAAATATTTTAGCGCTGAGCATTGGTGGATTATAAAATTCATTTATTATTGAATATTGTACATTCGATGAAAAGTTGTATCTATTTGCGAATACATTTGCTAATAAATTATTACCACCGGTAAATATTTTTTCGTCTTCAAACTCTTCTCGTCTAAAAAACCAATTGATACTTTTAACGGGTATTTTAGGAACGAGTTCAAGTTTGGCACTCGTTTCACCAGCTTTTATAACAGTCGATGGGTGTCTTTGTACAAAATCGGTAATTAAAATGTGTTTATTGTTTTTTATATACGAACGTTCACTATTTTCTAATGTAATTTCTTCGGTTACAATATCAAAACTATTTAATGATATCGTATCTGTATAGTCAGTAAAAAATGTTTGTGGTCTAAATTTTATATCAAATTGTATTTTTTGCTTATTAATAGCACACGTCGGGAAATACGGACGATTTGGTTTATTTGTGTCGTATTCATCACCTTCATATTTTCTTGAAAAGAAAAATGGTATGGGTATAAATAGTTTAGACTTAAACTGACTAAAAATTTGATTACCCGCTGATAGAGCTGTATCTTCGGCTAAATTTCTATTAACCGTGTACCTTTTTGTTCGTTTTTCAGATTCATCTAGATAAAGTTCATCGTATATTATACCCCAATCAGAGTGGAATGTTTCAATAATGGTTTCGTCTATACGCATTGTTATTGATTCTATGACGTGTCTACCAACTTGATCAGCGTAATAATAATCATTTCCTCCTCCAGATGGTAATCCTGGGAGTTCCATTGAAATATACATATTCGAGAGAAGGTCACCCATGTTTCTGGGATTAAGCGTAACCTTGATAGTTTCATCGAATGGCCAACTCGCTTTAGCATTCCCTGGTTTAATTACGTTTGTACTCTTATGAAATTTTCTAAAGTTAGAATGTCTCTTAACATCGTAATTAAATAAAGAATTTGTAGTTTCATTTTCCAATAAGTATGTATCTTGTTTACCTATTGCATTTAGTGATATTATAGCGCCTGTGTCTGGCCCACTTGTATCACACATACTATTTATTATAACACATTTTTTTAAATGTCGTTATACACGATCATTTGCCTATTTTTAAAATTTTTACATATATACTTTTGTAAGGAAATATACCATAATTGTAAATATATTGTAGTCAACGAATAACATTGACCTTTTAACGATTTAACTTTTCCAATTTCAAAATCTCTTATTTTTTTTAAACCTGGTTTTTTTACACGTTCGAAACACGAAAAACATACACGATTAAGTTTCGTACCGAAAAACTTATAGTACGTTTCATTGTTATATAACCATATAGGCCTGATATTTCTATATTTCCTTATAAGCTCTCTAACTTCGTAATTATTTGATTTAATATATACATTTAAAGGACAATTACACAGAAAACAAAAACCTTTGCACCTAAACCGTACATACATAAAAGATACAGTCTTTATTCTTTTATGTACTATAATGAAATTATACAACCCGATGGAACTCAGTGTATAGGTATAAATTATGACGAAGAAAGACCTACTATATTAGAAGTTTTACCTAACCCCGAAATTCAACAACGAGTACAACAACCCGTTTATCAAATATTTGATCCGAAAATTATACACTGGTTAAATTTGTTTATTATTATAATTAGTGTATATTATACACTTGTATATGATAACATGATATCTATATCTAATTGTATAGCGTGTGTATTACCATTACATAGTATGCAAAATAACAATTTATACGGTATTATTGGGTATACTGTATATATTATGTTTTCTATGCTGTTAACAACATTTTTGGGTATATATGAATATTTATGGTATTATGTTATTTGTGATTCTATAATTATATGCATTTTTATAACCTCAGTTGCGAAGTATATAATATATATTAGAAATCAAACTCAAAATATAACTGATCATGTTGTATGAACAAAAAGACTTGGATGTTGCCAAATCATTATACGGCGACGATATAGAAAAAAGTGAACGTTTTGCGAGAAGTATACATAAACTCAGGGAGTCTCGCAAAAAGTACGACGATAAGAGAGAAAAGTACAAAATCAAATTTATCGACATTGTCCCCGAACAGAAATTAGAAAATAGAACAAAAGTTAATACATGTATTGCTTTAACATTAACCGGTAAAAAGTGCAATTTTAGAGCATCTTGTGGTAAATATTGTAAAAAACATTCCACTAAAATTTAAATATATTGTAATAATAAAATGTTAGATCAGGAAACACTCCGACCCGTCATAATAGCCATGGCACTTTATCTTGCACTTTCTCAACTCATACCAGAACTTTTCAAAAAACCAACAAATATTAAAATAATCGACGATATAGTTGCAATGTTGATTGCACAAAGAGGTTCACTTACATCAGGTACTATTCTTACCGGTATCATTGTTTTCGTTACGAATTACGTTAACGACGAATTCTTGTAAAACGTTTTCTTTACTCGTTAAAAATCGTGTTTTTGCGTGATCCATATACCTTAGTTTTTTGTTATATGCATCTTCCATGAATTCCATAAGTTGTTCCATATTTGGCTTTCCCCATTGCATACCTGCTTTATAGAGAAAATCATCCCTTGGTAATTTATGAAGTTCACATTTTATAGTATATGGAGTATCTATATACTCTATAGCCCCTCCATAGTCTGTTATAATCACAGGCTTATTTCTTATTGCTGCTTCTACAGCACCCATACCAACTCCCTCAGATGATGAAAAATTTACATAACAATCCGATTTACAGTGTATTTCTTCCATAACTTCATCAGAAACTAAGTCATTTATTATTGTTACATTTGGTATATTGATTTTAAACGGGTATTTACACGTTGCTTTAACAATTAACCGTGCGTCGGGTTTATTTAATCTTACAAATGCCTCTAATATCTTATTAAAGTTTTTTCTTGGATCGTATACGTTACCTATATGATAAAACGTATATGGTCTTTTATCGGGTATATGTGCATGTATAACACAAAACTTTGTATCTGGAAACTGTCTTTCGAAAACATTTTTACAATATTCACTGGGTACTGCAATACTATCAAATAGTTCAAAAAGTTTACCGTAATCTTCATGAACAGTTTCAGTTTCACAGACGGTCATACAAACAACTTTTTTTATTTTACGTTTGATTTCCGGTATTCTATCTAACCAATATTTAACAGGAAGTGCAAATATAAAAGCACTATCAGATTCAGGTATTTCCTGGTCTATTTCAATATATTTAGTATACCCATCTTCAGGGAAAAGTTTCATATATTTTTTACAGTGTTGACCGATCCCACTCAGGAGAGTTGGTCCAATGAATAACATTTACTATAAAGATTATCTTTCTTTTATATATATTACACAATGGACTCTGTCAGAGAAAAAATAACGATTGAACTCGCTAGATCTAAAATTCGTACCGAAGAGATATACGCTATCATTAAGCAAATTGCCGATCACATAGAACCACCAAAACCAGCACCAGCACCAGCACCAGCGCCAGCAC